TGAACGTACGCTAAATCGTAGTTAGTCCAGCCCCAACCCTCTTGAACAAGCTCAACACTGAGTATCGGGATATGCCGTAACCAGATTGAGAAGTCCCCGCCCGAATAAAACTCATCCCATTGTGTGGTGAGAATATCCGCGCATTCACGCTGAATAACATCGTTCGCTGCCGGAATGAAAATATTCGACAGCATCGCATCATCTTGCGTGTATGCGTCTGAGATTCGTAAGTGTGCCCGCACGTCATCGAGGGTCACAATATTTTGTGCCATCAGTCACCCTCTATGTTGAAGCCTGGTGACCAGTCGAGGCAAACTGGCCACCAGGAGTTTCTTAGCTAGCGGCCTGCTGCTTGTACTCGACAACCGCATGCAAATCATTCGGAAGGCTATCCATCCGGACGTAGCCAATGTATCCAACCTGCAAATACTCGGCATAGCGCTCGGTTAAGCGGAGCGTCCCAGACTGGTTAACCTGACGTACCCGCATGGCACGCTTGAAGTCACCAAACAGGACACCACCAACAACACCAGCCGCACCAACCGAAGCGGTATTCTGATCGATCGTAACCGGGAAACCCTCAATAACGCCGATCGGACCAGTGGACGAACCAACCTGAACATTCGGCTGCCACAGCGGATGACCAAAACCATCAGTCAGCGAACGAAGCTTACCTTCAGTTGCATCGTTCATAACGAAGCAACAAGAGCCAGCCTGACGATACGCAGGGTCAACACTCTTAGTCATGTTAATGACAGACTGCCAAGAAACGCCATCGACAGTGTTAGAGTTTACGGCCGAACTCGGATTGCTGAGATTGAACAGCTTGTCACCCGCACCCGCCGCAGGCTGGTAATAACCACCCTTAGGTGCAGCGTCCACCAGGCCAGCAGTGCCGTTAGCCTGGTTATACGAGGCAAGCGCAGTGTGAATACCAGTCAGAGCCTGCGAAGCAGCACCCGCACCAGTGTGCAGTTCAGCCGCAATCTTACGACCAATACGCTCACCCATACGATCAGTCACAAACGAGTCAACCGAGAAAGCCGAGTCATTAATGATCGCATACGACGCCAGAATAACACCGCTCGAAATGAACCAAGCATGCATCATGCCCTGGCCGAAATCGATCGTCCCATCGCCCGTAACCGCAGTGTTCTCAGTCAGATACTGACCAACCTGATTCGTCGGGTCATGAGTAGGCCACGGCATCGGATTACCAGTGTCAGTCTTAATAAGCTCACACAGGTTAAGCAGCCCACCATATTCCTTAAGCCGAATCTGAAGATTCGCAAGGAACCCCTGAGGAATCAGGAAACCAGCCGCACCATCAGTGCCAGCACCAGTGTTAGTGCCAAGAGCCGCGCCGTCACGCTGCTCACCCATACTCAGGGCGCGAACCTCATCGTTCGTGAGGAGCCCAGCACCGCCAGCCATGGGATTAGAACGGAACCACTTCTCATACGCACGAGTGTACGCATCAACGTCGTTCTCATGCTTGTCAAGGGACTCCCCACGGGACTCAGCGAGCCCGCGGATACCCTCATCGGTACGCCGCATTTTCATGAGACGATCAAGGTCCGACTTGTCGCGGGTAAGCTCAGCATCCGCATCATCGAACTTCTTACGATCCTCGACAGTGAGGTTTTCCCCGTTGTCGAACTTCTCCATAACGGAACGCATAACATCGTGTGAGCTAGCGATAGCGTCACGTAAAGCGCGTTCCCTCTCAGACATTCCAGCCATTACCGGTTACCTTTCGTCGTTCATCTCAGCAACCGCACGGTCGCCATTAACCATCATCCAACGCATCTTCATTCGCTGAATTTCTTCCTCACGAGTGGCGGTAACCGGCTCGCTACGTTCTGAATGATCAAACCCATTCGACGCATTATGTGTATGGGAATTATCCGCACCAGCATGAGTATGAGACCCTGTTACCGGCGCATGGTCCTGGTGCTGACCATCACTGGCGCTCGGCATATCCGCACGATGCTCGCTAGGCAGCGGCCTAAGATCAGTCACGCGAAGAAACTCAGTTCGCTGATCTACTGGGAGTGCGTTATACATAGATACAAGCACGGAAGCCATATCGGTATAATCAGTCCCAGACACAGTAACGCTAGGCGCATCCTTAGATTCACGCCTATCACGCGCTTCCTTAGCTGCATCAACCTGATCACGAGCACTCACCGAAGTCTGATCATAAGCGGGGAAAGTACAAATCGAGATCTCATGCACCTTGGCTTCTAAGATCTCACGCTCGTCTATCCCATCATCACCAACAGACCACTTATCGCGGATGACCTCGAAACCAAACGAGCAACCACCATAGTTACCCGCCCGAGCGTTCTTAACAGCATCCTGCGCATAAGTCGTATCCGGGGGATTCGCATCCCAGTCGAGACCATCACCATCATTCCGAAGAATGAGTGTACCCGCGGACTGACGAGCCAACGGCTTAGCAGTGTCATGATTATCAAGTAAAACCATGTCACCATCATTGACAGTCTTGTTCGCAGCCTTAGAGTTAACCTTTTCACGGAAACCCCATGGCTTACTACCAATCATCGTCCACTGATCGTAGGCGATAGCACGCCCGGTTAACTGTCCGTCATCGGAGACAACCGGAGGTGCCTTACGAACATAACGAAGTTCCATAGTCCTAATTCACATCCGTGTTAGAATCGTCATTCGGCTCAGTACCCTTACCGGGCGCCTTAGATGGCGCAAGAGGCTTAACATCCGGGTCCATAGCCTCAGTAGCAGCGCTACCAGCTTCCATGTTCAATGGAGTCAACGGCTCGTCAAGTCCATCAATCGGCTGCATATTTTCCTTAAGCCTGGCTTCATTCCTTGTAAGCCAACCCCACTGAATAGCAGTCGCATACGCAGTGAAACGTTCCGTCATACTGCCACGCATCAAACGGTCAAGATCAAACTCACAATACTGGTTACGTGCTGCAACAAGTTCACGCCCCGCCCGTTGACCCATACGGTTAGTCCAACCAGACACCGTATAATCAATGAAGCCAACATTCTGTTGTTCAATCCCAGTACCCCACGAGGTTGACTTCTCAACATCACCAACAAGGTGAGGCGGGATACCGAACCACCGAGCAATCTCCGTTGTCTCCCAACGGCGCGACTCAAGGAACTGTAGCTGATCAGGTGGAATCGTAAGAGGCTGGAAAGTAGTTTCAGCATCCAGTACGGCCACCTCAGCGGCATGATTGACGCCCCCATGTTTCTGTAGCCACTTCTGGCGGATAGCATCCGCTTGTGACTGTCGAGCCAACGGCGCCTTAACATTGATGACACCCGAAAGCATCGAACCTTTAAGGTAGAACCTCGCAGCCAGCCTGTCACCAGCAATCGCGGTACCAAGTGTCCGCTTCGCCATCTCAACAGGCGAGAGCCCAGTAATGCCGTTGTACCCGAAACCAGCAATATGCATGATCTCAAACGTCGTATACACAACAGGTTCGGCGTTATTGTTAATTAATCCAGTGTTCGGATCAACCTGCTTCACCAAGAAAATCTTGTTACCCTCATCATCAAGCTTAACGCCAACCCTTGACGGATCAATTGGGCACAAGTCAATGATCGGACCCGAATCCGGACCGATTGGACCAGGACCGCGGAGCTTACGCACGTAAGCGTTACCCCACGTGGCAACATGCACAACGATCAGTTCCCACAACTCAAACTGCGTATACGTCATGTTCGGGTTGTTCGGATCAAGAATCCTCGGCGTCACCAGTTGCTTACCAGGATTCTTATATGTCTTGATAGGGCAACCAGCGATAACCGTGGAGAGTAATCCGACGCAACGCCAAAACGTCGGTAACGCTAACGCCTTGTCCGCGGTAACATTCTCACCCGTATCATTACCGCTATCGGCGCCGAAAATTGAGTCCAACGCCAACGAGGAAAGAGGAACGGTAGGCGACTCGAAAGCATTATGAATCCCGTTAGACAAGGAATCGCGCCGTTCAAAGTTAAACAGGCTCACGATTTACCCCCATCTAGAGAACCTTAAGCACATCATCAACAGTAACTTCTAGCTTGCCAGCAGCCTTAGCTTTCATCAGTGCACCCTTAAGAGCATCCGCCCTACCAGCCAAACTCTTAGCGGTACCCGATGGTTGCCGTTCAATGGCGAATATCACGGCAACACCACCGATGATCGCCGCATACTGCCATCCGGTCACAGCGCCGATACCCGTAAGGGTCGCACCAGCACCCGCAATCTCAGTAATCAGCAGCTTCGCAGCGTTAACCTGTGCGGCAACAGCCTGCAACATCTTGCCAAACGCGGCAGCGATCTTTGCGAGTCCGTTAAGGAATGCTTGAACCTTATCCATTTTGCCTCTTGCCTCTCACCAAACAAAACCAGGAGATCCATCATCACGAGCGCGACCGAAAACCTCTTGACGCAATGCCTCAGGATCATCGAACACACGATGACCATCCTCACGTGCGGCAACAGGCAACGCATACTTCTTAGTCTCGCCACCATAATCGGAACGATCAGCACTCATGTAATAACCAACCCGATCCAATGCCATAACCGCGGCAACAGCAAGGTCAATCTTACGAGGCGAGTTCGGCGCATCCTTAACAATCCGTGTACCACGAGCATCAGTCTTCGTAGTCGCATTACCAAGATGCCGCGCCAAACGAGGATCACCAGAATGACTAATCGTACGATCAC